AGAGCAAGAACCTCTATGGTTCCTGCTGCCCAGTTCAGAGCTACATCGTTCCTGAGAACAATCAGGACTGCTATAGCTGCGCTGGTGTGGGTGACATCGTTGTGCCTTCCTAAGTTAAATAAGGGGAGGGGCTATTAAAGCCTCTCCCCATAACCTTAAACAAAATCAAATATATGTCTAATAAACGACCACTCGCTTACGACCGCGTTAACCTGTTTGGCCCGGTTGCTATTAACCTCCTAGCTTCTGGAGACGCTGACCTCTTGGTTCTCAACGACCAAGACACCAAGTTCTTTCCAACTAGCATTGTTCTGGAGACTGCCTACGCTCGCGGAACCACTGCCACCGATCCAGTTGTGATCGTTGACACTGGCACGACTGGCGAAAACATCACTTCCTCGCTGACCATCACAGACGCTCTTGATAACCAAGGCCGCTTCAATCCTCTTGCGATTGCCGCGAATCCTTACGTTATCACTGGCTCTAAGAAACTCCGCTTGCTGAAAAGCACAGTTGGTGCTGGTCAAGCTACCGCAACTCGCTCCCGCACTTCGGGCGTTGCTACAATCGTTACTGCCGCTGCTCATGGGTTCTCCACGGGCGATGTCATCACGATTGCCAGCATGACCGATAGCTCGTTCAACGATGTGCAGGCTGAAGTCACTGTTGTTGACTCAACTACCTTCACCTATGCAAACGCTGGTGCTGATGTTGCTTCTGGCGCGGATACCGCTGGACGTGTTGGCGCACTCTACGTGAATGCCTACGTTGTTGGTATCTACTACTAAACCTCAACCTTGGGTGGGGGAGTTCTAATCTCCTCCACCCACAACCCTTTTAAAAATATGGCTTGTTTTACCGCTCTCCCTTATCGGGACAAAACCTACCCTTTCGTTCAAACAATCGCATCTGCTGCCGGTATTGATCCAGTATCATTCGGATGCTACGATGCTGCTAGTGATGCAGCAAAACTTTACCAATTTTATGTCGGACTCGCCACAATCGGTGGCCTATCCCCAGTTACTGAAAACTGCTTTGTGCAAAAAACTGAAGACCAGCAATACTTCCTCACTAACGAGGCTCTTGCTGCGGCTCTTGTGTAATTATCGTAACCGATAAAATCTTATGGCACTCTCTCAACCCTGCTTTACCGATCTAACTCAAGATCAACAGAACTACAATATCTACGAATCTTTGAAAGAAATTGCAGGATTTGAGATTCCTGCATACGATCAGATTGATATTAGTTACTATGGTTCGACTAACAATATTGCCACAGTGCAGTATTTGAAAGACGGAACTCCGGTTGCAACGCTAACTCTTACCTACGCTATTCAGCCTCCAGTTGCCAATGATGCTAATCTGACAACTGCGTCTGTAGCTTATCCTTAATATGGCACTTAAATTTAATCCTTTTACTGGTAAACTTGATTTTACTGGCGGTTCTATTGGAGCAAGCGGAGCTACTGGCCCACAAGGCGCAACAGGATTGACTGGAGCTACTGGAGCTACAGGCGAAGGCGCAACCGGACTTCAAGGCTCTACGGGTGCAACAGGTATTCAAGGAATTCAAGGTAATGTTGGTTCTACCGGAGCCACTGGAATCCAAGGATCAACTGGTCTTACTGGTGCAACAGGATCAAGCGGGATTCAAGGAGCTACAGGATCGACTGGCGCGACTGGAATTGGAGCAACAGGCGCAACGGGTGTCGCTGGCATTGATGGAGCCACAGGCGCAACGGGAGCAACGGGCGCGGCTGGACAATCGACATCTTTCTTCGACTATAAAGCAAATACTGGCAGCATTAGCGGCGATCCGGGGAATACCTATTTGTTGTGGAACAACGCCGCCCAAATTTCATCGACACAGATTAATGTCTCTCACATAGACAAAAACAATGTAGATGTAGATGTGTTTTTAGCTCTCATTAAATCTGGAGATACGCTCATTCTTCAAGACATCAACAATAGCAACAATTACCAAAAGTGGACTGTATCTGGAACTCCAGTTCTTCAGACTGGATATGTTGAGTATCCCGTAACATTCGTCACATCTGCTGGAACAGGAACGACTGGGTTTTCTAACAATCACAACCTTGCTTTCATAGTATTTGCGGCTGGTATTGCTGGAGCCACTGGGGCTACAGGTATACAAGGAACTCAAGGCGCAACAGGAGCAACGGGTTTGACTGGAGAACAAGGTAGCACTGGAGCTACTGGAGTCGGAACGCAAGGCGCGACTGGAGCAACTGGCGGAACGCTTTCTCCTCAAATTGACATTTATACTGGATCAACTACTTGGACAAAGCCAGCAAATGCAAAGCAAGTAGTTATCGAATGCGTTGCTGGTGGTGGTGGTGGTGGTGCTGGAATAAAAGTTGCTGCTGCTACAATTTCTTCTGGCGGTGCTGCTGGAGGTTCTGGTGGATATTCCCGCGCAACAATCAATGCTGCTGATTTAACAGATGCTACCTATACAGTAACAGTTGGGGCAGGAGGGTCTGGTGGAACTGCTGGTGGTGCAGGCGCAGGGCCGGGAACAAATTCATCTGTTGCTGGAAGCACTCTTGGACAATTTATCTTTGCTCAAAGAGGCACTGGTGGTGGAGTTGGAGCTACTCCGGGCAATTCAACAGGAGGTCTGGCGGGAATTCCGGGCGGAGTTGCTGGGCTTTTAGGAACAGCAGGAGCAGCAGGAGGAACAACGGGTTCTGGTGGAGCAAATAACTATGGGCCAAGTGCTGGAGGTTCTGGTGGGGGGACATCTACAACGGCAGCATTTGCTGGCGGTAATGGTGGAAATAACACTATCACAGGGTTGCCTCAAGCTACAGCAGGAACATTGGGTGGCGGGGCAGGCGGCACAGTTACACCAATTAACATTCCATCATTGGTTATGAATGGTGGAGGAGGCGCAGGTGGAGGATCATCAATAACATCCAATGGAGGCGCAGGCGGCAATGGCACTGGATTTGGTTGTGGTGGTGGAGGAGGAGGTTCTTGCTCCAGCAATACTGCTGGTTTTGTGGCAGGCAACGGAGGCGCAGGCGCACCCGGAATTGTAGTAATCACAACTTACTTCTAACTATGGAAATCGACGACTGGGCAATTATTAACAAAGAAGGAAACTGGATCGAGATGGTCATCCGTTGGGACGGCAATACGGAAACTTGGCCTTTGCCAGAAGGAACATACGCAGTTAAACGAAACGAAGTAGACTTTTCAAAAATCAAATACAAACCACAAGAAGATGAACGATAATACGACAATCACAGGCATTTTGGGAACCACCACAAGTTTCACGGGGTTTATGGTTTCCATGATGCCGCACATCGAAACTGGATTGCGTGTGAGCGGATTGTTTGTTTCTCTTATTGCAGGTATTCTTACGGCAGTGTATATGTTCAACAAAATCCGCAAACAATGAACCCTAAACAAATCGCACTTGGATTAGTTATCATCTCGCTTGCATTTCTCGCAATGGCATTTTTGACAGGGTGCGAGACACTTGGAATTTCCCTACAGACACAATACGGAAGTTTTACATATGAACTTCCCGAACCAAAAGGAACAAAGAAATGAAAATCGTAAATATATTACTTCAACGCTTGAGTGAAAACAGCACATGGCGCGGATTGATTCTGATTGCTACGGCAGTTGGAGTGAAGATCGAACCAGAACTCCAAGAAGCTATTCTTGTCGCAGGACTCGGACTTGTCGGACTCATCAATGTAATCCGTAAAGGCTAATCATGGTTCCGAATTCCAGACCGCAACAAGCGAAAGAGAAGACCCTTGCTATGGTTATCCGTGCAGGGATTGAGGATCGCGTTGCTTTGGTAGGAATAAGGGGGTACTATGCAGACTCGATGGGTGTAAAAGGAAAGAATGACCGAAATTTGTATGATGACGCGATTATTCTTTTATCACCTTCAGTCCATGCTACATTCAATGCAAATACTGATCCATCTGTATATCGAAAAGGTATTGCGGTTCTTAAAACGGGCGTTCACAGGTATCGTAAGGGGAATCATGGTATCAGTAAACCCGGAGGCGGCTACCCAGCGTTGCGACCTGCTAACGCAAAAGAACAACTCCCTGTTACGCGAGATGGTGAAGGTGATTCGATGGGGACTGCGATAAACATCCATAAAGGAAGTTACAACAATACAAGTTCATTAGGTTGCCAGACGATCTACCCGCCGCAATGGGATGGATTCATCAACCTCGTTTATTCGGAGATGAACCGATACAACCAAAAAACGATTCCATATCTATTGGTGGAACAAACATCTTGACAGAAACCTTAACTATCGTTACCGATAAAAACTATGAGTTGCGGAAATTCCCAAAGTTCTAAATGCAATCCGTGCGGCCCAAGTGAGGCGGCAATGAATTCGATTGCTAATCGTGCAGCTTACTACGCTCGCATCGCAGTTGAAGCTGTTAATCAAGCCACAACCGAACCGGAAACTTGGGAATATGTTTCTGATGGAACTCAAACAATTTTTGATATATCAACTGGCATAAGCCAAGTTAGTGGAGGATATATTGTTCACATTGATGGAGTATATCAAAAGCCATCAAATTATTCAATAAACAATACAGCACCTAAAACGCTTATTATGTCAACTCCAGTTCCAGCGGGGTCTGAAATAACAATAACTACTCATTAAATATGCCACTAACTAAAGCAACACAAAATGTAATCGAAGGAATTGTTTCTACTGGATCAACTGGAGTATCCGCAGGATCATTTCAAGTAGGACAGCAATATAAGATCACTTCTCTTGGAACAACAACACAAGGGCAATGGAATACTATTGCTGGAACCACAGGACAAACTTATGTCGTAGGCTCGCTATTTACAGCAGCAACCAATGGAGCAAGTTCTGGCAATGGAGCGGCAGCAGTAGCAAGGACATTGGCGAATCGCTTTGCTGATGTGGTAAATGTAAAAGATTTCGGTGCAGTTGGAGATGGAGTTGCGGATGATACTGCGGCTATCCAAGCGGCATTTAATTTTGTTCCTGCAAGTGGAGGTGAAGTTATTATCCCCAAAGGAACTTACATTATTACAAGCACACTTAATATTTCAAACAAGCCAATTTCTATTTTTGGAGCAGGAATTGGTATTTCTATTCTAAAATGGACTGGAGTTGGAATGGTTGGACAAAATGGTATCAACTATACTAATACAGATTTCCAGCCATTTTTAATGCAAGATTTATCACTTAAAGCGTTTCCTGATCCATTAAGTGTAACTCAAATGGCAGGAACAGCATTAAATGTTGTGTATCCAAGCCTTGAAACAACTATAGAAACAACTCTTAAACTATTAAGAGTTGAAATAAGACCAGAAATATCCTTGGGTGTTAATCAAGGAGGATGGACAACTTGTGTGTATGCGAAAGATGCGGGAAGATTTAGCGCAAACAATTGTTATTTTGCTTCAAGAATACCGCTTTTAACAAAAGGAATACATTTAGCAACAGGATTTAATGCTTTTTTCCCAGTAATCAATAATTGTGATTTTGCCGCATTTGAAGATGCTATATATTCTACAGGGCCAAGTTCTCCGGGTGGAACAGTTATTGAATCAAATAACTTTACAGCTTGCTATAGAGGAGTAACGATTGAAGCTCCAACTGATTTAGTTCAAATAACAAGTAATTATTTCCAAATATATAAATATGGAATTTATGCTAAATCAAGAACTGCATTAATTCAAACAAATAGAATTGATGGAGTTGATGATCCTTCAGCATCCCATGGCCCTTCTGATCTATTTGGAATTAAGATTGATGGGACAACAAGTGGCCCTTATGATTCTGGTATTATATCTTGTAACAATGTATCAAGAGCATTTTCAGCGGAACCAATGGATGGAATTATACTTGAAGGATCAGCAGTTGGAACTATTGTAAGCTCAAACATTATTGGACAACAATCAACATACGGAACAAATATTAGGTATGGAATATTCATGTTAAATCTTTGTTCTGAAAATAAAGTCCAGAATAATAGTGGAATGAATGTCTCAATTCTTGTATATGATGGTTCATTTAATAATGTTGTAGAAGGAAATTTTGCTGGATCAACTGGAATGCTACCATTAAGTGGCGCAACTCCATCAATAAATTCTGGTCAATTTGGATTTACTTTAAAAAGAGCAATCTATCTTACGCAATCATCTCCCACAAATGTAACAGATTTCTTGAATGGATATGATGGTCAAGTTATCACAATTTTCGCTGGAGATTCAAATAGCACAATAATAGGATCAGGGTCGATGCTTTTATCAACATCTACTTATGCAATGCCTGCGGGTAAAACTCTTTCACTTATGAGGGCAGGTTCTCAATGGATTGAAATTTCAAGGACATAATAACATTTAACATCTAAATAATATGGCATTACAAAAAACAATAAAATTAAAAAATAATTTTGGTGAAGATACTGAAATCAAAAACGCTTATATTAAAGTAGCTGAAGTTCTTTTTTCTAAAAAGAAAGCGATAGGAAAAGTTCATTTTTACAAAGATGGAACAGAACTTCCAATTAGCATTGATACATTTATCTTTGATTCTTCTGTATCAGACAATTCAAAGAATGCAATTGCCCAAGGATACGAATACCTTAAAACCTTGCCAGAGTTTGCTGATGCAGTAGATTGCTAATACCATGAGCTACTGCACACCATGCCCACCATGCGACACGGAGTTTCCGTTGTTGTGTGAACCACTCGAAACAACTGCCAATGGAAAACGATTGGTAGTAGAAGATTCTGCTGCTTGCCAGAAGACATTGGCATCACCATCTACTCCATCTACCCTAACATGGGATAATGGACTTAAATGGAAAGCTGAAGTTGGAACTTTATTTGACGAGAATACACCATTCACGGCTACCGGAACTACTGCCCAACGAAACCTAGTAACAAGGTTTTCAGACCTAGTAAATGTTAAAGACTTTGGGGCAATAGGAGATGGCGTTGCTGATGATACGGCGGCAGTTCAAAACGCCATTGCGTCAGGTCAATCTATTTTCTTTCCAAATGGAACATATAATATTGCAAGTAAAATATTGGTTTCAAATAAACCAGTATCTATCCAAGGAGAAAATCAAACTTCTACCATATTAAATTTTATAGGAGCATCTGCTGGGATTGAAATAACTATAACCTCTCCAGATATTGAAGATTCATCTTTTATATCAAATATAAAAATATCTAAATCAAATGTATCTACAACAAGTCCAGCAATCAGCATTAGCGGAGCCGGGCCAATAATTCATTGCTGGACATACATTGAAAATGTAAACATATATGGAGCAGGAGGAAGTTATTGGTATGGTGGCATATCACTAAACGGAACAAGCAATGCGTCAATTAACTCCGTAATGGTTGATCTAAATCAAACAAGTTCACAATATTGCTTTAAGATTTCTGGTTCGTCTTTTACTAATATCTTCAAAGATTGCCAAGCATTCTCAAGTCAGAATGGCTGGATAATAGAAGGAGAAGGAGAGGGAGTTAATATCGAGTCATGCACTTGTGTTAATTGTATTGTAGGAATCCTAAAAGACCACGGGCCTTCGGCTGGATCGGAGCCGCTGTTGTTCGTTACAAATTCACATATCAACACAAATGAGTGTGGAATTAGAATAATAGATGGACTCCAATCATTTATTTCTGGAAATCTTATCTATGCAGGAATAGGAACAACTGGGCCAAAAACAGGATGGATTGGAATTGATATTGGAGGAACATATAATGAGGATATAATTATTTCTCAAAATATCTTTAATGCAATTGGGTATCCAACATCAAATATTGGAGTTTCAATAAATCAAGGGAATAGAATCAAATCAGATTCAAATATCTTTAAACTAACAATTACAGCAAATAAAGCTGACGCTCTATCTCAAAACTGCACATTCATAAATAATACATTTGAAGGAGTTACAAACGAAATATTAGATTTAGGAACAAATAATTCAAATGTATACTCAAAAGGTGAAGTATTGAATGTATATGGGAAAGCAAATGGACTTGAACTGATTGGAAAATCTACAGGTCTTTCTCCAGAAATAAGATCAAGAGGATTGGATGCTAATATTAATCTTAAACTCCAAGCAAAAGGAAGCGGATCAATTCAATTTGGAAATCACAATGCAATTACAACTGAAACATTATCTGGATTTATATATATTTTAGATGATTCAGGGAATCCTAGAAAACTGGCAGTAGTAAGCTAAAGACTATATGAACTGGAAAATAAAATCAATCAAAGTTAAAAACGATATACTTGTTGGAGAAATTGTAAATGTGTCATTTTCAGTTTCAGATGGAAATTCGACAATTGAAAGTGATACAAATCTATTGCCAGCAAATTCAAAATCATTTGCAGAACTTAAAAATATTACAGAAGAACAAGTAATAAATTGGGTAAAAGATGCGCTAGATCATTTAGTTGAAAAAGAATACAGTAATGTAGACAAGTTTGAAAAGCGAGTTGCACAAAAAACAATAGAATCTCAATCTAAACAAGAAACAGTGCCTCTTCCTTGGGAGGTATAGAATCACGCTCAAGTTTAATGCCAGCAGAAGGATCAGTCTTTGATGGGTTCACAAGTATCGTAGCGCAAGACGCAGATACTCATCCATCGTATTTACCGGAGTCTGTAGTATCAGAGTCGGTTAATAGGACATTCCGAGGCGGCATTAACCGGACAAGGCCAAGCATTCGGAACATACCGATTATCGCTGGAGATGGAGAAGCCGAGACTATCGTAAACGATATTCTTGGTGGTAACTTCCAAGGCGCGTATCCATATCGGGCTACTAACTACAGAACGAACGATGGAATCCTGCTATCGGTATCTGGGATTATCTACTTTCTGAAGATCGTAAACAACCGCGCATTCGCCTACAAGATCATCGAAGGAAACGATCCGGGCATGATGCACACATGGTTCGTGCAAGCCGAAGATAGAGCGTATATCCAAAATGGCTACCAGAATGCAATCGCATGGGATGGAGTATTAGGAACACTAACGGCAAACGAAATCCAAAACGGAGACTACTGCGAGATTGTATCGGTTGGAACTACAAACTTTACTCTGATAGGTGCGCCATCCAATACGATTGGAGTTAAGTTCACAGCAGTCATCACAGATACTCAAAGAGGAACAGGGACAGGAACAGTTAAGCTACCCGCCTACCGACTGAATCCATACTTGGCAAAGATGCCGATTGGAACAATCATGGAGTATGCCTTCGGGCGGGTATTTGTTTCTGATAGATTCAATCAAATTTACGCATCTGACATCATCTATGGCGGTGGGTTTACCGACACCAAAAATACCGAGAACTTCACGGAGATTGGATACTGGGCAGAAGGTGGGGCGTTCTCGACTCCAGCCATGATGGGAAACATCACAGGGATGAAGGTCATGCCAGAGCTTGGATACAACCTTCGCGGCCAAGGTCAGCTAGTAGTCCTTACTGGGAACGGAGCATTCTCAATGGATGTCTCTCTACCAAGGTCACAATGGAACACATCAAACATCCAGCGAATCTCACTCCTTGGGCGCGGATGCACCAGCCCTAATCTTGCATTGGTAAACTCCGAACTTTGGTTCAGATCACACGATGGTTGGGCGTTCTATTCCAATACCCAATCCGAGTTCAATAGATACTTCTCGCTCCGTAAGCTATCCAGAGATGTGAACAAGTGGGTATCAAATGATACTCCGTGGATGAAGCAATTCGCTTCGACTATCTTTTTCAACAACTACCTCATCAATACAGTTGCGCCACAGACCTACCGAGCAGAAGGAGTAGAGGGACTGAACAGGTATCATCGTGGGATGGTTGTTCTCGACCTAGACCAATCCTCAACGCCAGCACCTGACGCACAACTATCATTCCGCTGGAATGGAGTATGGACAGGTATCAGACCAACTCAACTCCTGACTGCACTCATCCAAGGCGAAAAGCGGGGATTCGGATTCTCATTCGACAAAGACAACAAGAACCGACTATACGAGTTCACAATCTCACAAGGAGACGACTACGGCCCGAATGGAACTAGGCAGATCGAATCTTTCTTCACAACTGGAAGGTATGATTTCAACCGAAGCGGGGCTACGAACAAGTTCCTACGCAAAAAGATCACTGGTGGAGAAATGTGGATGAGTGAGATTAAAGGAGAAGTCCATAGTTCAGCCGAATTCAGAGCGGACTCCAATCCTTGCTGGTCAGAACTGAAAGTCCCTACTACATTCGGGTGCGACCCATGCTCACCAGTAGTAACTGAATGCTTCCCGCAACGAGGAGGTAATCGCTACAAACGATACAAGTTTAACACGCCAGACCCAAGCGAGTGCAATGACTTGGCAGGCATCCCAGCGGTAGAAGGATCAGAATTCCAAATCAGAATCAATCTAACTGGTGCGGCTACAGTTGACCGAGTAAGGTTGATGGCAAACATCAAGAACAACGATGACTCTCCAGTTGGTGACTGCCCAGAAGAAAATCAAGAGTGCGAACCATTTTTGTGTTGCCAAGAGAAATACTGGAACTACAATATCGTCAATTAACCTATGGACAATCAGTCTTCATCGCCAGCACTTACATTTCCAAATGTTCCAGATGACTTCTGTCCAACTGGTAACTGGCAGAATGTATTCCAAGTATTCATTGATGAAGTTCTTACTAACGGAACTATCAATGTTCCCGGATTGGGTGATGTAACGCCAGCGCAGATTAACCAAATCAACGAAGACTTGGCTGACCAGCAGAATCAGATTAGCGCACTCGATACGCGAGTCGATACATTGGAAGCAACTGTTGCTACAATTCCAACTGTTAAAGTTCGTTACGGCACATACTCTCCAATTTCTGCTGGAGACACAACATCTATCGGAATCATATTTAGTTCCCCTCTTCCATCTGCTGTTTATGGGATTTCGTTGACTCCCATCTATGGTTCTGGAACTCCAGCATCAACACCGCTTTATACGATTATAGCACAAAATACATCTGGATTTACATTTCGTGTTGATAACAACATTGCAGAAATTACGAGCTTGAACTGGATGGCGGTTCATACCTCACAACCATAAGCCATCACAAAGAAAAACTAAACATATGACACCACTAAAAGGAACTGATCCTAAACTCGTTAGCGGCGGCGCACCTACTCGCGGAATGATCCGTGAAGGTATGGGCAACATGAACCCTCCTAACAACGGGAAGAATCCATACTCCAGCGCACCGCTTCCTAAATCTGGAAAGCCCGTTGGCTCGAAATAATTATCGGAAACGATAATCCCTATGGTATCCGTAAACGATAGTTGTTGCTCATCTTCTTTGGATCGCAAATTTAAAGTTGGCGATACCAGAGAGGATGGCTATCGTTTTTCACAATATCAAAAAAAGAAAAATAGTCTTGGGCAAATTATTGTTTATGAGCAATGGCTATCTCCAGATGTTTACGATAAAGAACGATCAGCAAGGCTTGCAAGAGACAGGGAAAGGAAAAGGAAGCATAGGGAAAATCCAGAGTATAGAAAAAGGCACAATGAGTATTTAAAAAATCAAAGAAAAAGCCCAGAGTTTAGAGAAAAAGACAATAAATACAGAAGTGAAAAAAACAAAATAAGAAGGGCTACCGACGAGCTATTTAGGCTTAAATGCAGTATGAGGTGTATTATTGCTCAAGCATTTAGATTAAATGGATACAAAAAAAAATCTAAATCTGAAAAAATACTTGGTTGCTCATGGGGGTTTTTGAAATCATATATTGAAGCCAGATTCCAAGATGGTATGTCGTGGGAGAATCGTAATGAATGGCACATCGACCATATTATTCCACACTCGAAAGCCAAAACAAAGAAAGATGTAATAAGATTAAACCACTATACAAACCTTCGTCCTTTATGGGCAAAAGACAATCTTATTAAAGCAGACAATTTGATAGAGGAACAATTAAACTTAATCTAAATATGGCTGACACATTGGAAGAAATGGTTGAGATGATTAAGGGATTTTGTGGTGACAGTGGGACGTGTTCATACGAGCGCGGAGTCAAGGCCGTAAACCAAGCAAGACGATTGCTCTGGAATAAGAGAGCGTGGAGTAGCCAAGAAGAGTATGTCCAGATTTGTTGCGTGAACGATTGCTTCACGCTTCCAGCCCGATACGAGCAAATCAAACTTGCTTGGATCGGGGATAACTCTGCGAGCCTCGCTGATGAATGGTTCAATGCGACCAACGCTTTTGCTCTTCATGCGGATCACTCATGCCATAGGGGGATCGTAGAGGTAGGGGGACTTCATGTCCTCTTCCGCGACTACACAACGCATCCATACCAAATCGGAGTAATGGCCGAAGAAGCTGAAGACATCGGCGTAGAGTTGATGTTTGAAGCGCAAGACCAGTATGACACCTACCACAAGGTTAAGGTGACTACTGCCAATCCTCCAACGCTGGCGAAATCCGATCTCCTTGTGAAAGGTATTCGCGCAGTTAGCAAGCCTGTGACCAAAGGCAGGATTCGTGTGTATGCCTACGATACTGCGTTGGAAGCCAAGACGCTGATAGCAATCTATCAACCGAACGATGCTAATCCTACCTTCCGCCGATTCAAAGCACCCAAGACCTGCGAGTGTATCACGCTTTACGCATCGAAGAAATACTTTGATCTGACCGATCCGAAGGAGTTGGTCGAGTTCATTCCTGATGCGATGATCTATGCGGTTCTCGCATTGAACTCGCGTGAGAATCGTAAGGCGCAAGAGTTCTTGAGTAACCTCGCGCTTGCAGTGCAAGAGCAAGAGAAAGAGATGGAGAACATCGAAATCCCAACGGCAGGGCCGATCCGCTTCGCAAACTATAGTCGAGCAGAAAACCTAATCGGGTCTGATCTACTCTCTCCGTCACCAAACGACTACTTCCTCTACCGATGACGCTGACAATCCCAGACAAGATTGATGCAAGGAACGTAGTTGGATATGGTGATCCAGACTACGAACTCAACTTGATGGACTTGGAGATTCTGAAACTACCTCCAAGGGAATGTCCGCTTGTTCACAAGTTCACTCCGGGGATGTATATTCGGGAAATCTATATGCCGAAGGATACGATTCTCACAACCTTGCTCCATCTGACAACGCATCCATTCTTTGTGATGAAGGGTGATGTGACTGTCTGGTATCATGGAATTCCTGCCCACCGCTACAAAACGGGCTACAGTGGCATTACAGAAGCAGGAACAAGGCGAATGCTCTATACCCATCGAGACACAATCTGGACTACCTGCCATGTCACAGACTTAACTGATCCAGACGAAATTATTGACACAATCACTTCAAGAGACTTTAATCCTCACATCGCCAAGGAAGACCCAAGGGTGCAGAAGTGGCGGCATAACCGAACCGACTTAATCAAATGAGATTTCTTCTACCAGACCCATTAGGCAACGATAAGCATTCACAGATGTTTCATACCAGTGGATTCGCTATTGCTGCTGGTGTGGTAGCGGTAGGTGCGGCGGCAGGTTCGGCGGCTATCTCCATGTCGGCAGCGAATAGGGCAAAGAAAGCTCAAGGTGCAGCTTCAAAAGCATTTCAAAAACAACAGAGAAAAGCTACCAAAGGATTTGTTAAGGGACAAGAACAAGTCCAAGGAATGATTAACGAAGTTAAAGCTCCAGAGTATAACCTTGGAGCAATGATCGGTGATGCTGGTCAGATTTCAGATTATTATAGAAAGCAACTTGAAACATTCCAGCCCGGAGCAGCACAGCAACGGCAGCAAGCGCAAACTCAAATCGGGCAAGCGATGGATGTCATCTCACAATATCTTAAAGGAGATATCCCACAAGATGTTAAAGATCAGATCACGCGCAATGTTGCTGAGAGTGCAGGAGCAGGATTCAATCCAGCAACGGCAGGAAGGGCTGGTGGATTCCAAGCAGCACAAGGTCAGATGGCGCGTAACCTTGGACTAACTTCACTTGATATTCAAAGACAAGGATTGGCAGCAATCCCGTCTATCCAAAACACAGCAATGAACTGGCAGCAATTGGCGCGAGCATTTACAGCAGACCCGCTTGATGTAGGAAAGCTGCAACTTGGATACCAAACCGCCCAAGCAGAAGTTGGTTTGCAGAAAGCTAAGATGACAGGTGATGTGTTCAAGAACATTTACGCAGCACAATCCGGTTTGGCAGATCAAATCTACGGAGCGAATAAAGAAAACATCGCTGCAAGCTATGCCGCACAGCAAGCAGTTGGCCAAGGTGTCTCTGACATTGGTAAGGCTACCTCTGGTGCGTTGATGGGTATGAGTGGTGCTGCCGGAATGATGGGAACATCAACAACACCAAATGCAGGAGGATTCTATGGTGGAGAAATAGGTGCGGCCAACGCATACAAGGTAGCCCCATCACAATTATCATATCAAAAACCTACAGGTGGATTTATGGGTATTGGTGGAACCAGTGGCGGTTATTACTATGACCCATCTGGGGTATATGGAAGATCATAATTTATGTCTATCGCAGAACTCATAATGACAGGAACCAACCGCGCATCGGAATCTACCGCATGGGTCGGAAATTCTTTGGCTAAACTTGGTCAGAATGTAGGGCAAGCCTTGGCTCAACGCGAGCAGCAGAAGCAAGCGCAAGAGATGCTACCATTCTTGCAGCAGAGTATGCAGGAGTCGATGACACTTGCTGGATCAGGTAAGACTGGTGAAGCGTATGCGAAGTTGATGCCGTTCTTGACTGATCCATCGGTTGCGAGGAATCCGTTTATGATGCCAGCATTGGAAGCTGGAATTAAGATGAATCAAATTGCAGCGGATGACTTCTTGAGGAAGAGTCAGATTGAGGCTTATAAAGCTCGTTATGGCGGCGGAACTGGTGGAGGAGGATTTGACCCACAAACTATTTTAGACATTATAAATGGTGGTGATGGTGGAGTTGTTGAAGTTGATGAAACAGTAAATCCAGAAGGTATCAACCCTGTGGTTGCAGGCGGGCTTCCAGCAACATTGATTAACCCGAAAAATGTTCAGACTCAACGCGGCATGGGAATGACACCAAGATTAATTGCCGCTCAAGCAGCAGCAACAGGCTTGCCAGCAGTTACACCAACCGGAACTCCGCAAACAAGAGAAGAAATTGATGCGGCGGAAGCAGCGAGATTGCCAGCAGCTACACCTACTACACCAACCGCGCCGGGCATTGGAGCATTTAAAGGTGTTACTCCAGAAAATGCACTTTTACATGATCTTCAAGCAGAACCTCCACCTAAGAATGTTCTTGAAAAATTCATTAGGTTTGAAGATAAGTTTGCGGCATTGCCATTTGAAAAGCAAAAGGCTGAAATGGATAATAATTCGATTATTTTCCCAAATGAAGAAATGCTTTCAAAATATAAAGCTCCTAAAGGTAGGACTGTAGTTACTCTTTCTCCATCCGCAGCACTTGGCGTTCCGGGACTTAAAGACCAAGTTGAACTTCCCAAGGCAATTGAACAATACGCTCCATCATTTAATGTAGGTAAAGATGGAACAGTAAGTATGAGTTTAAGCAAAAAAATAGAAGGAGATGCTGAAGCTAAAGCTGCTTTGAATTGGTTAAGGGATTGGCAAAATGCTTCAATAGCAGTTGGATCAAATGCGGAATTGCGTGATCTTTTTGCAAAAGCAAACAACGATGCTTTGGCTATTGATATTATCCCATCTACAGGAAAAAATACATTAGGCAGACAAGTTCCAGCGCAACTTCAAATTCGCAATAAACCAGAAACTAAAATTCTAGTTCCAGATGAGCTTGCTAAAAAGGTTGAAATGCTTCAATCTCAAACTGCCGCTGCAAATACTCACAATGCTAAGTTTATTCGTTTAAAGACTCAAGAAATCCCTAAATCAACGCCTCAAAAATCTGGACAACGCAAGCCAATGACTGATATATTTGTCAACACATGATCTTTACAGCAGACAAACTTAAAGAGGCACGGGACGCTGGATATTCAGATGATGAAATCTGGAGTCATGTTAGCTCTATTGATAACAGATTTAATGCTGCTAAATCAGAAGGTTATTCACTGGATGAAGTAGCTACATATTTTTCAAGTCAAAAACCAGCTGACACTTCTATTGGTCAGGAAATCTCGCAAATACCAGCGGCACTCAAGCAATCGTTTGGTCAACCGCTTGAAGCTATGGGAGAGACGGCACAAGTTGCTGGATTCCCCGCAGTAGCCACAGCATTGAAAGGTGCGATTCAAGAGCCAGAAGGTTATGTATCAGCGGGTGAACGCTTCATGGCTCCCAAAGAAGGTGAGTTCCAGATTGCAGGGTTTGCGCCTCAGTATGCACCAAGGGCTGTTGTAGAACAGACTGGACAACTTATTGGTAGTATTGGATCACGTCTTGCTGGCGCGGTAACTCTTGGTGGTCTTGGCGGGTTGATAGGTGGTGTCGGAGGTGCTGCCGCTGGTGCAGCAGCGGGTGCATTTGCAGGCCCAGCGTTGTTTGAGGCGGCACAGATTGTTGGCCCAGTTGCATTGGAGCGAGCTAAAAATAATGGTTACACAGAACCCACAGATAAGGACATGGCTTATGCAATCGCAACCGCTGCTGGTTCTGGTTTGCTAAATGCGTTTGGTGCAAAGTATCTTCCGGGTGGCGAGAAGGCAGTTGGTTCATTTGCTAAACGACTTGCTGCTTCTTTCATTGGTGAAGGCATTCCAGAAGGATTGCAATCATTCACTCAACAAGTTGGTGAGACTATAGAAACTGAAAAAGGAATACAGGTCAGTCCTAAACAAGCTATCGGTGAAGCCTTGATTGGCGGTGGAGCAGGCGCGGCAGCTACCACTATTGCTGCACCATTTACACCAGAGCAAATTGCAGAAGCCAAGATTAACGAGAGCGCAAACAAAGAAGCTGAAAATCTTTTTATCGGAAACGATAATCCGCAGGGTAAAGCAGTGCTGTCTAACAAGCAGAAGTTAGAACAAGAAATCGCGGATGCCAAACAAGTCCTACAAGCTATCGAATCAACTGATCCAATAGCACAGAAGCTGAAGCTGGAACTAAAAGAGAAAGAAGCCATCCTTGCGGCAGCACAAGGCCAAGTAGATAGTATCATTGAATCCGCTGATCCAGTAGCAGAAGCTGAGCGTCAGCAAGCCGAGTTAGCTAAAGCGATAGCAGAAGAACCAGCCACAAGACCACTGCCAACTGATGCCCTGCCTACCGAAACGCCGGGTGCAACCTATGGCAGAGAAGAACAAAAATACGATATATTTGGCGGCATAAGACGGAAGCCAATGGCCATATCTAAGCCCGCTGAACTACCAGCCGCGCCAACGATTGAAGAACAGACCTCAGAGGGAACCTATGGTGGACAGACTGGAGTGTTTGATGTATTTGCTGGAGCAAGAAGGAAGCCAGTAAAGGTTGCTCCAACCATCACAGAAGCCGCGCCAGTTGCAGAAGAAATCGCAACGATGGCATCAGAAATTGTTCCGCAAGAAGTTTTAGAAGCGTTTTCTGAAAACCAACCACTAATGGAAAGGATCAGAAAAGATGCGCTTGAGAAAAAAGGAGGAAGCCTTCAGACATACACAACAGCGAGTGTTAGGACAAAAGGTGTTCCAAAATCTCAAATACAATCAATCACAAACAAAGTTCTAAAACAATTTGAAGAGTCTGCCACGCTTGCTGAAATTGAGGAAGCTGTAACAAACGAGGTAGAAAAGATAAGCTCAATCAAAGAAAAGAAAAAATCTGATGATGCTAAACTTAAATCTGCGTTACAGAGAACTGGTGAGACATACGAACTTGATACTGCAATTCAAGACTACAAAAACAAACTTATAGAACTTGAGCGAGCGCAAAAATCAATACTTTCAACTCCAGCTTTAAGGCAGATGGAAAGAGTTGGAGCCAAAAACAATTTAGAGAAATCAAAACAAAATCTTATAGCCATTGCTGCAAAATCCGCACCAGTCACCGAGCAAGCAGAAGCTCCCGCGCCAGAGGTTGCGCCTGCAAAGCCATTAACTGATGAGCAAGCGGAAACTATCCGCGATATGATTGCGCTTCGTAAATCTCAAGGAAGAGAAGCCAATCCAGAACTAGTTAAAAGACTCGCAGAATATGATGCGAAGAAAGCTGGTGTTGAAGTTCAAACGGGAGATATTGTTTCTAACATTGTTGTTGGACACCCGATGTTTGAGTCTCCACAACCAGAGCTTAATAACCTTGTTCCAATTAAGGTTACAACCAAGGAACAACTTGCATCACGTTTTACACGGGTGCAACAGATTCGTGATACCGCGCAATCCTACATTAGTAACTATCAAGTTGAGCAGGCGAAGGCGAAGACTCCCGCGCAAAAGAAAGCATTCGCTAAAAAATTCAGACCATCTGAACTGCAACGCCAGCGTGATATTTTAGACTACATCAAAAATGATGTGATGCCAGAGTTGGATAGGCTTGAAAAATTGGCCCCATCTGCAAGCGAGGTTACCACACAACCTAAAGAGGTTGCCAGTATGGTAACCTCCGCCACCCCCGCAGTATCGGAAACCGAGCCAACTCTTCCAAAATTAAAAAGAGAAAAGGCAGATACAGATTTTGCAAGTATAGATGAAATCACAGATATTATTCACGAATCATCTCCTAAAGGAACGGATAAATCTGAATCAAAAAGAATTGCTACAAATCTCGTTAAAGATTATATAAATCAAACAATTGATTGGGTAAGGGATACTTTTGGAAGTGCGCCAGAAAAAGTTGGATTTGATGCAACTGAAATGAAGAAATGGTTAAAGGATGCCGTTTCTATAAGACCAGTTACAGAAGATGAATTTACCAAAGGAATAATTAAAAAGAAGGGCAGTCTTACAACAACAGGAGAAGATCGCGGTAAAATAAATGTGAGTGTATTGTCTCCATTAGAATCAAGATTGATTGCGTTGCATGAAGCATCTCACTTTTTATATCACCTTGATGATACAAAAACAATTCCAGAAAATGTTTTAAAATCAATAAAAAACAAAAAACTAATGCCGGATAGATTCCCTAATCCGAGTAGAAATATTAAAGAAAAATTTGCGGATGCTTTTACAAACTGGGCATTTACAAAAATGCATCCAGAATATGCCAATGAATTCCCTCCTGTCCCACAAGAATTTGTTTCTTGGATAGAATCAGAAGCAATAAGTGAGCCTCTTGATTCTATTTCAAGTGTAAATAAAATCAGAAATCAAAAGCGAAAACTCACGGAGAAAACCGCCACCCCCGCAGTATCGGCAACGATAACAGAGCCAACCGCCGCACCAGCAGGCCCAGCAGTAGGCAACCGCATCAAGCTGGGCAAGAGTCCACAGACCTACACTATTGAAGAAGTAATCCCGCAGAGTGAGACAGAGAAAGCGAACGGCGAGCAGTATTACTCTGTAAAGAACGAGAAGACAGGCGAGACGCAGGTAGTCGAGAAGAACGATATGAAGCCTGTTGGCGCAAGAAAGCGCAGGATGGCGGCAAGACCAAACCCGCTTCCAGAAGGCGAGCGATACGGGCAGGTTAAGCTGAACCGCAGAGTGCAGAGCTATTTCGGAGGAAAGATTCCAGACCGAGTGTATGTAGTGGATGACGCAGTTGATCCCGAATATGAATACAAGGCGGCATACTATCCAGACGAAGGAATCCTTATCCTTAACAATGCGTTCATTCGGAAGGGTGAGAATATCGGTGACATCATCGCTCACGAACTAGGCCACTACGCATTCGGGGATGCCAAGTTTAAAGCAGCATTTGACGAGTTCTACAACTCGCTTACTCCAGAAGAGAAGGCTGACATAGACCAGTTGATGGGTGATTCCTATAATAACGAGACCGAAGAATCTCAAATGGAGGAAAGAAAGGTTATAGCCTTCACTTCCTTTACTATCGCTACACCGCAACGCAGGAGCCTGTGGAACGCAGTTCTGGATGCGATGAAGGCATTCTTTAACCGAGTATTCGGGAAGAACTACAAGATGTCTGATCCTACTAGGACGGCACTTGCTATGCTGGCTACGGCCAAGAGACGCTTTGCCGCTGGAGAAGAGATTGTCAGAGAAGATACTAAAGCCAAGAGAGCGGCCGCGCAGACGCAAGACGCTCGCTTCGCAGAGCTAGAGGCTAGAGCTAAAGCTGGAGACAAGGAAGCTGAAGCGGAAGCGCAGAGGATGGTGGATGAGGCGGCGAAGGCGGCGGGGTATAATGTAGCAGCAATTCATGCAACCGACACTCCATTTACTTTATTCAATACGCCGTCTTTTTTTTCTGAAATTGGGTCGCCAGCCGAAGAGGATTATAGTGATCTCCCAATTCAGATGCGCGTTGCCTTATCTATAAAAAACCCAAAAGTCATGCCTGACACAGAAGTCTGGTATGCTGGATATTCTGAAGAGGAAATTGAAAAAGCAAAAACTGAAGGATATGATGGAATGCTTGGGGATGCGGACGGAATTTGGGTAGCATTTGATAAATCCCAAATCAAATCCGCCGATCCCTTCACCTACGACGATGCAGGCAATCTGATCCCCCTCTCGCAGAGGTTCCAGCCTACCACGCCAGACATTCGCAGGATGGCAGTAGAGCCTCGTCGTGAGCAGATCATGGGTGAAAAGGTTGGGCCAGAAGTAAAGACTCCAAAAGGTATCATTGCCAAGACCCAAGAACTACTACGCAAGCAATTCGATCCTACGAAAGTAACCGAGCAAAACACTATTGAAGCGTTCCGCGCATTAGGAAAGCTGGCTGGAAATAGGAAAGAAGCATTGGCATACGCTGAACAACTTAATGACATCGGCAGATTGGTAGATAAGTCTGGCGCGGCAAGTGAGATCAGCATGGGCGCAGCGTTGTTTGTGAACGACCTCTTTGAGTATTCTATCAGACTCGCCGCTGAAGGTCAGAAGATGATGCTTGGAGTAATGATGACCAACATCAACAAGCTACCTACTGCAATGATTGGAGCGAGTGATGCGGGTAGAACACTCGCAGCAAGGGCAGAGTTGAAAGCTCGATTCAGCATGATGGGCCGCGCCGAGCAAGATGCCTACACCAACTATGTAGCAGAGTTCATCTACGGACCGAACCCAACTAAAGAGCAGATTCAATCCGTCAAAGATGCCCATGCAGCGGTAGAGAAGACTCCACAAGTAACCGAGCAAGAACTTACTGATGAGATCAAAGCAGTCGGTGATAGGACAGGAACTGACTTGGTTGGTAAGATCAATGATGAGTTCACCAAAGCTACAGAGAAGGGCAATGAGAAGCGCAGGACTGAAGAGGAGGAACTGGATAAAGAATACAAGAAGGTTCAAAATCAAGCTGACGCAGAGATTGAAAAGCTCGCCAAGATTCAGTCTGATACACCTTCGTTTGATCCAGTTAAAGCAAGGCAGACCGCGAATGATGTCCGCGCTATCGTAGCTAATGACTTGAAACAGCGTCCAGACATGGGGCGCAAAGCTCCTTGGAAGTCCATGTTGGTTGCCAAACTGCAAGAAGCTGGAGTGGAACTAACAGCAGCAGAGACGCTGGCTGATATTGTTTGGAGACAGCATGAGATCAACAACCTTTCGAGAGAACTATCTTCCATAAACAAAGCGATAGAGAAAGGGCCAATCTCGGAGATTGTTAAAGCAATCAAAGATACTCCGCTGGAAGATCAACAGAAGCCAAACTGGAGGTATGAAGTCATGCGCGACTACCTCCGCAAAGCAGGATTGAATGTAGCGCAGGCTGAAAGGATTGCGAAGTTGATGGACATCTCGCTCCAGAAACGCTTCACAATGGCGCAGGAGCAAGCGTTCACAGATGCTATCAGCAAGACTGCACCTTGGAAAGCTGGAGATACCAGAAGCCGCAGAGCATTCCAGAATGTATTGCAAGCCCTCCGCGCCGGCGCGTTAGACCCGGCAAGGAATGTATTAAGCGACATGGCGGCATTGAATGGATGGACTGGGTTTACTCCAGAGCAGTATAAAGCCCTGCTCAAAAATGATGCTATTCTTTCTGATCCAAAAGCAGGTGAACTTAAAAAGGCAGAAGCCTACAAAGCAATCCAAGATGTAATATCCAAGGCTAAACTACCTATCCGCGCAAGGGATGTGATCGGACAATACTACGATGCACAGGCATTGAGTGGTATCCCTACCTTAACTGTTAACTTATTCTCACCAATCGCATTTGCTATGCGGAATGCTATCATTGAGATTGGATCAGGAACACTCAAGGGTAATCCAAAAGCTATCACCAATGCGGCGACTGCGTTTGTAGATTCAATCAAATCGTGGGCGAATACAGTTGCTTTCTCTCTCAAGAACAACGTCACAGTTTACTCTAATGTGGATTACATCGTAAACGATGAAAATCTACTTAGGCTTTATCGGCGTGGAGTAGATCAGTTTAAAGGTGGCAAGACACCAAAAGAACGAGCGGACGGAGTAAAGAACATGATGATTGGTATGATGGACTATGTTCGTCGTATCTTGAATGCTCTCGACTACGGCGCGATTGCCTCACTTCAGAACCAAAACATCAGTAAGTATTCGATGGAGGTAATGAAGCGTCAGAAGATGTCAACTAAGCAAGCGAATGAAATGTTTGCTGTGATGATGAAAGCTAAGAATGATTTCTACCTCCAACAAATCTCTGGTGGAATGGATAAGAACAGAGCAAGCATTCTTGCTGATGAGTTTTATATCTCGTCATGGAGCGAAGCTTTAAGTAAAGCAGGCGTTGAGAAAAGTGATATTAAGCAAGCAATTGATGCCGCAATCAATGATGCGTTATCCTCTGTTGGTAGGAATAGGCAATCACTTGACTCTTTGAAAGACGAGTCAACCAAGTTGAAAGACGCTGGTGTATCTTCGATGCCTGCCTTGTGGTTGCTGGAGTCAATGGCTAACGCTGCAAATCAATCTGACAATCAGATTTTGAAACTATTCAGCCGAGTTATTTATGGATTTGCAATCGTTCCTGCTCGCGTGATTCGTGAGACTGCATGGTTCTCACCATACGGATTCGTGCGCTTTGGATATGATGCCATCGCAAAGAAGATGGGTAAGACATCTCCATACGCTCAGTCACTCGGAACTGATGTTCAGTATAAACAAAGGCTAAACGAAGCTATCGCTGGAACTGTAGCATTGGTTGCGCTCGCCTCACTTCGCGGAAGTTCAACTGACGAACCAGAGGAAGATGAGTTTAAGATAGTATTTACTGGAAATGGTCCACAAAGGAAAGATGATCCGCAGTTCTACGACTCTTGGTATAAGGCAGGTAACAAACCAAACTCGATGATCGTTTCGTTTGGTAAAACAAAATTCACTCTGAATATGATGAGGGGATTTGAAGCGTTCACATGGCCTGCTATGATGCTTGGAGCGTTGGATGACTTGGAGATTCGCAAGAAGCAGAAACGCGAGACTAACACCGCTGCTCAAATTGAAGATGCAAGCATTGTGGCTGGATTTGTATTCGATGCCGCGCTTCGCCGTGGGCCGTATGCTTTCACTACAAAGTCACTCTTCGGAACCTATGGAGACATCGGTGTAGAAGGCGTTGCAAAAGGATTAACATTCCCTGCTAAGACTCTGATTCCAGTATTGGGAACAAGTCTGGCAAGTAACCTATCGAACTTCATCAACGACCCGATTGATCGGCGCACATTGGATGGTGCAATCTGGTCAAACATCCCATTCATTGGGCCAGCGGTAGCACCGAAAGCATTGAACGCACTTGGTGAACCTGCACTATCAACTGACATGGCAAGCAAGATGTTTAAACTTGGAGTTCCGATTGTCTATGACA